TAATTTGCCAGTCTTTGTAGATTCTCAAGCAGGAGCAAGAGGTGACTTAAATGTTGTAGATTCAGTTCTACCTTCTTTTGTACCTTCTCAAACAGTTACAATACCTAGTGATCAAACATTCCCTTCAAATACTGCCAATGCAAATTCAGATGCAGTTACATACTTTTCAAGTATTATTAATACACAAGATACTCCAGTGTTAACTACATCAATAGACTATGCAAACTATGTTGGCAATGTAACTCTACAAGGATCTACTCTTGTTGATGACGGTTTTTATGATATCAATTCATATCGTTATGGCAATGCCGCAAATGGTGCTGTACAATCAGGAACTATAGGTTATACTATTAAAGGTTATCATCCTTTTATTAAAATCAAATTTGAATCAAATGTGGGTAACATAGTTACTGTTTTGGCTAGATAAGTTACCCTGTTTACTTGTTTTAACACTCTCTTTCGTATATAATATCAGATATGTTTGATATACTTACGGTTATCCCTGGCAAAAAGAAACAGACTCAGAGTGGCTGGACGTCATTCAATGCTCCTTGCTGTTCGCACAATGGTCATAATCCTGACAAAAGAATGCGTGGTGGAATCAAAGCAGATGGAGATGATTGGCAATATCATTGTTTTAATTGCAATTTTAAATGCGGTTTCAAATTAGGTAGAGCAATCAGTAGAAAGACTCGTTCATTCTTAACTTGGTGTAACATGCCAGATACAGACATTAACAAATGGTCTCTGCATTCTATTCAGCATAAAGATTTGTTAGATTCAATCTTAACAAAGAAGAAACAAATTAAGTTGCCTAAGTTTAAAGAGCAACCGATGCCAGCTGGAGAATTGATTTACACAGCAAATAAAGAACATCAAGTGTATATTGATTACTTAAACAAGAGAGGATTACAACATAATGATTATCCTTTTATGGTTAATCCTAAAGCAGAGGGTAGACAAGCACTTGGTATTGTTATCCCATATACATATGAAAACAAAGTAGTTGGTAGTACAATTAGATTCATGGATGATAGAAATCCTAAGTTCATTAATGATCAACAACAAGGCTATGTGTTTGGTACAGACTTACAGAAAGAAGATTGGGAAGTTGTCTTAGTATTTGAAGGTATCTTTGATGCAATATCTATGAATGGATTAGCATTAACACATGATACGATTAATGACAATCAAGTTGCTGTAATTAACAAATTGGGTAAACGTGTTATCGTTGTTCCTGATCAGGATCAAACAGGATTAGGTATCTGTGAAAGAGCATTAGAACTAGGTTATGATGTGTCTTTGCCCAACTGGTCCGAAGACATTAAAGATGCAAATGATGCAGTAATTAAATATGGACGTCTGAATACATTACTAAGTATAATAGACTCCGCTACTAATAGTAAAATCAAAGTAGAAGTTATGAGGAATAAAATTGCTAAAAGAATTTAACGCAGAGGTGCAAGAACTATTCTTGCGAATGATGATAACAAACGCAGAGTTGTTTGTTAGGGTCACTAACATCTTTAACTCTGAAAACTTTGATAGAAGACTACGACCTGTTGCAGAGTTTATGAGAGAACATTCAGATTCTTATAAAATTCTTCCTGACTCGACACAAATCAAAGCAACAACAGGTGAGACAATCGATCCAGTTGCGGATTTAGATGATGGTCATTATGAATGGTTTATGTCTGAGTTTGAATCGTTTACTCGTAGACAAGAACTAGAAAGAGCAATCATGTCTTCGGCAGACTTGTTAGAAAAAGGTGATTATGATCCTGTCGAAAAGTTGATAAAAGATGCTGTTCAAATATCATTACAAAGAGATTTAGGTATCGATTACTTTGAAGATCCTAGGGCTCGTCTTATGCATTTGAAATCAAGCAATGGTCAAGCATCAACAGGCTGGCCCTGTTTAGATCAAAAACTTTATGGTGGGTTCAACAAAGGCGAACTGCAAATCTTTGCAGGGGGTTCGGGTTCAGGTAAATCATTATTCATGCAAAATCTATCAGTCAATTGGATAGAGCAAGGTCTATCAGGTATATATGTCACTTTAGAGTTAAGTGAAGAACTATCAGCAATGCGTATAGATTCTATGATAACTGATACAAAGGCTAAAGAAGTGTTTAGAGACTTAGACAATGTTGAAATGAAAGTAAAAATGAAGCAAAAAGCATCTGGACACTTTCAAATTAAATATATGCCGGCACAGTCTACAGTCAATGATCTTAGAGCATATACAAGAGAACTACAAATACAAACAGGCAAGAAACTAGACTTTATGTGTGTTGACTATTTGGATTTGTTAATGCCTGTAAGTGCTAAAGTAAGTCCTAGTGACTTGTTTGTTAAAGACAAGTATGTCTCAGAAGAATTACGTAACTTGGCAAAAGAATTAGATATAGTTTTTGTAACTGCATCACAGTTAAACAGAAGTGCAGTAGAAGAAATCGAATTTGATCACAGTCATATCTCAGGTGGTATCAGTAAGATTAATACAGCAGACAATGTATTCGGTATCTTTACATCACGTAGTATGAGAGAACGCGGACAGTATCAGATTCAGTTAATGAAGACAAGATCGAGTTCTGGTGTAGGACAAAAAGTCGAGTTAGCATTCGATATTGAAACATTACGTATCACAGATCCAGGTACTAATGCTCCAACTCATAACACATCACAACCATCTGCACAATCTATTATGGATAAGTTTAAAACAACATCACAAGTAGGAGCAACTGATCAAACAGTACACGAACAAGTAGATACGGAACAAAAGAAAGTAAATGGTGATGTACAAAGCACTAAACTTAAGTCTTTACTGAATACTCTTAAAGACAAATAATATCCAATTTGGTCATGGTCGACTAAATAGTAGTAAGGAATTACACTTATGCAAAAGAAAACTAAAAGCCTCTTAGAAGAATTAGAAAATTTCGGTACCAACCGAGACATTCCGCATATTGTCGAGTCACGCGGCAATAATATCATTACCAGTGCTGTAAACTTAATTGAGTTTATTCAACGTAACTATGATGACGTTCAGGCTGAACAACTAGAAAAGAAATTGCTAAGTGCTATCCGAGGAAGAGACAAGAATCGTTTTTCAAAAACGATTAAAAAATTTAATGGATAAGCAAACAGATGAAATTCGATGATGTAATTGTAAAAGAAAGTTTATCAGATTGGATGTTTGGTGATAGAGCCAAAGGTGGCGGTGGAGCAGGTGGCGGTGGAAAACAAAAACGCCAACAAGCACCTAAACTTGATGGTAAAGCAGGATTAACTCCCCAAGATAAATTATCATACAAATTTTTCACTACTGATTTCATGTCCGATGCTCTATCAAGCATCAATTCTGGGATCAGATCAGGCCTAATTAATCCTCCAGCTGGAGCTCCTGGAACAGATGATGGTAAAGATCCAAAAAAGAAAAAAGGATGGTGGCAAAGACTTACAGCCAACTTACCAAAAATTGCTCCGAGCAATCGTGGTGACTTACGTTACGGCAGATATGTAACACATACCGGTAACCCAGGAGCATTGGCTAACCTTACTGGTAGTGAAGAAAAAAATTGGCAACCATATACTTTAAGAGTCTTAAAAACAGGGGGATATAAAGATAATCCTCATGGAATGACAGATGATGAAATTAGAATAGCATTTCCAACTTGGAACGGGAAAGAAGAAGTAGGTGTTTCAGATGAACAATTAAGTGAAGCATTCATTCATCATAAAATGAATTATATAGTAGAAAGTATTATTGAAGCAGACGGAAATCAAGTAGATCAAGCAGGTGGAATGGAATTGCGTATATTTATGAGAGACTGGCTTGGTCAATGGATAGGAGATGTTGCATTTAGGGACAGCAAACCTGTATTATATAATATTATGGATGAATTACAAAAAGTATATGATTCTTCTAAGAATCCAGCAAAACCAGTTATTGATAGAAACATACTTATGCAATTAGCAGACGGTGCATGGGCCGTTTCTGCTATTGGTGCCGGACTTCCCAAAGGTGCAGAAAACGCTGACGGTGCAGAAGCCATTAAAAATACTTTAGAAAAAGATGCAGAATATGATCCTCAAAAAGAATTCAAAAAAGAATATAAAGATCCTCAGGCTCCACCTGGAACTAAAGCCAATCAAGGTGAATATTATGTTGATGAAGAGGGAGTATGGAGAAATACTTCAAACAATGAAAAAACAACAGGAAATATTGCTAATAGACTCAATAGTAAATATGCAAAGAAGCAAAAAGATGCTCAAGGCGCAGAACTTAACAGACCTAGCACTGATGCTACCCGGGTTGAAAACCCAGACATCGTTGCGACAGAGATGGCTACTTATCCAAGGGGTGCCCAACTACAACAAGATGGAACGACATATACATGGCACGGTGCTAGATGGACAAGTCAACAAACAGGTCGTATCGCCACTAGAGATGCGGCAAAAAAACTTAATGATTATGCAGTAAGTCAATTAAGAGACGGAACAGTAGAACCAGAAAAACAATCAGTAGCAGAGTCGTTAAGTTATTCAGCAATTAGAGCAGAAAAAATAGCATTATTACAGTCGAGGTAATAATGAATCTCACAGAATCATTATCTAATACACTACGTACATTAGAAAAAATTAATCTAGTCGAAGCCAAAGGACATTTAGATCATCCAGAAGACCTTGTGTTCTTAGGTGATATTG